CAACTGGCCTTTCACTGCCAATTATCCCGTTTATATTACGGTTACTTGGCGACCACCAAAAACCTCTTTCATTATCAGTTTTGACAATCACACCCGCGACCCGCCCGCTTGAAGGCTGGGTAATAACGCTATCAGTTTCAGTATCAAAGATTTTAACGAAAGGGTCTATGACATAAACCCTTGGGCTTCCGAAATCGCCACGATAGGTTATAGCGTCAGCATCGTTTGTAGAAGGAGCATCGGCAATGATTACGGCTCTTAATCTTTCAGCAATGCCTATAAGCTCTGCAACAACAGGGTTAGCATTACCACTAGGGCGTTGATGTGTAAAACCAGGTGCTATCAAAATACGCGGGCTAACATGCACCACGCTTTCAGCACCCAAGAAAGCTTGTACACCTTCATATTGCCCTGTATCGACATCGACACCACCTACTATATTACCTATAGTTTCGTCTTCATCTGCACCTTCTTCAACACGAACAATAACTACCATTGCGCCAGCTTGGTCAAAAATAGAATCGATGGCACTTGGTAAACTTCCATCAGCCCCAAGCTTCGCTGCTTCAGTTCTATTACCAGCAACCAATACAGGGGTGTTGATTGGAAAAGCCGCAGCATCCGCAGCAGGAGCCGTGCCGATTAGACCAATGATAGATGATTTAACTGTTCTGATTGGGCGCGGGCCTGTGTCTATCTCCACAACCTCCACACCATGTAAAAATTGCTCTGGCATAGCTAGATTTCCTTTATAAATTGTTGGAATTTGCGCATAAAAAAATCCCACAAAGGCAAAACCCTGTGAGATTAAATTATGCGTCTTATTATGGTTTTGGTTAGAGTGCGGCAACCGTAGTAGCAACATCAGTTTCCCAAGTGGCAAGACCACTTGTTAATTCTGCAATAGTGGTGCTATCAGCTATAATAGTCTCGGCCTTATCTTCGCACGCTTCCAATGCGCCAAGAGCTATATCTTTAGCATCGAGTTCAGCTTTAATTAAGTTTGCCATATCTTCAACCGTAATAGATCGAACAGTGGCAAGCTCACCTAAAATCTGATTATCTAAAGCATCAATAGGGTTACTAGCTGCAACCGCCGCTAACACTCGCTCGGCTGCCCGCGCTTGTGCTTCATAAGCCTTACTTTTACCAGTAGAATAACCTGCATAAGTGTCACGATAACCATTTAGGATACGTTTAACATTATTAAGGGCTGTTTCTTTTTCTAAAGGCAATTGAAAAGCATCAAGCTCTACCGCAGTTTCCTCACGTATGGTATCGTCAGGTTCACGGCGATAACGCTTTGTAGAATCGTAATCACCTGGCGCAGCTTGCCATTCATCACCAGCAGGTTTAGCTTGTTTAGTGTTAACTTCAATTTGTGTGCCGTCTGTGTCAAATTTAATGTAAGTAGGCATAGTATTTTACTCCTATAATTAATAATTAATTCCAAAGTTGATGAGGTTGATTAAGGCCATGACCTTGTTGCCATGCCTTTATTGTTCTTTCAGCATCAACCTCTAATCCTGTAGTCATGAAATTGCTGCGGAAGTTATAAATATACCAACCCAAGAATTGTGAATAAAAGCTTGAAGGGCTAGTAATGTAATAAGCGGAAGTATAAAGCATCACAGCAACGGTTTTACCTGCTGGTATTGTAACCGTTGTAGATTGCCCGCCCCAATTATGGGTACTACTTGTAGTGCTAAATACATTACTCCAACTGATACTTGAAATGCTACCTTTGTTAGCATCTGTTTGATTCGGTGTGCCTACCCACAAAGACGCACCTTCATAACCAGACGACCAATGCGCTGAACCGCCATGATAAAATGTGCGATTCATAGATGAGCCAGTAGTATTTTTTATAAAAAATACACCAACTGCTGCATATGGATATTGATACTGGTTTGAAGACTGTTGATAACGGTTATACTGTTCTTTAAAGTTAAACCGCCCATTACTACCTTGTAAAAATTGTAATGAAGGCATTTTAAAGAAACCAGAATAGCTTGTACTTTCTGAATGCGTACCACATAACAGATTAAACGGCCATTCTGGGTTATTTGTGTACCATTGTCCTAGTTCGCTAGTCCATTGACCTCCACCATAGTTATAGTCATTGTATCTACTCAATACTCCGAACAGAAATGGTATTGCATTTGGGTCAATTATCAAACCATCACCAACAGAGTTATTGATTTCTGTTAGAATAGTAGAGCCGCCTGGAATATCATTTATTGCATCCAAATTGCTTTGAACCGCATTAACTTCTGTCATAATGGTAGAACCCCCAGGCACATCATTAACGCCGATAAAGGCCGTTGCTGCGTCAGATACAGCCGCTAGTTGGCTTGTGCCTTCGGTATTGATTGCTGTAACATGACCTGTTTTAGCCGTGTCCATTTCTACTAAATGAGAATCTTTAGCTGTGAGCATATCAGAAAGTGCATTGACTTTAGTTGTACCCATTTCATCTAAAGAGTCTACCTTAGCAGTATCAAGCGCACCAAGGGCGTTAGTTTCTGCATCCGTCATGCTGGTTAGATGGGCGGTTGCCGCATCGATAAGTTCTTGCAGCTTATCATCAGTCAAAGCCACAATATCAAGTATTGTACCTTGTCCCGACATGTTTTGAACAGACTTAGACAAATAGGCTAGCTGCTCTGGTGTTGCTTCAGTTGTAAGCTCGGCAAGGCGATCATTTAGTGCTTCAACTGCGGTTTTTAGTAAGGTTGGTGTAGGCATGATTTTAACTCCATAATTCAATTGTTGATTCAAGATTTTGTTGGGCGTTATAGTCCCAGACTTCGCGCACATCAGAGTCAACAGACCCTAGTGCGTTGCGGATACGAACCACATCGGAAGACGCTACATTGTCAGGATGTGGTAACTCATAGCCGCGATCGGTAACATCGTTTGGCATAATGATTTCCTTTGATTAAGTTAGGTTATAATGACACGTAAGGCGCGAAGCCTTGGGCGGTAAAGAGGATTACCAGTTATGGTTAAACGCACTCGCGTATCATCAGCCGTAAAGCCAGTTAATATATGTGTGCGTTCTTCCCATTCATCACCAACAGGCTTGCCCGAATCTAAAGGTATAGCTTGCCAATCGCCGTTATCGTCCTCAACTTCAACGACAACATTAGCCAAACCTGGTAGTAGTGATTCATAAGTGACATTGACCTTGGTATTTACTCCTGCTGGAATGGCACGAGTCACATAATCGGCACTTTCCGACATATTACCTAAAATAGCTTGTAAGCCTGGGAACATGACAGGGCTGCGTAAATCTGAACCCCTAAGCACTGCTTTTACATTTACATCACCATTAAGACGCTCACGTAAAGCTAAGGGTTGGTCATCAGATATGCGTGTTTCAACGCCTTGGTCATCGGTCAATACAATTTCAACTTCTGTATCAACGGCTGGCCTTTCAATATTGGCAAGTGCAATAACATCTGAAACATCAGTTACGTTTATATCGCCAAGATCAATAGTTTTTGTTGTGGCCGTGAACCTTGCACCTAAAAGTCTAAAAGTTAAGTCTCTATCCTGGTGAGGTGTCCAGGTGCTAGCATTAGAAGACGAAAGTAATACGCCAACCTGAAAAGGTTGAGACGTTACCCATCTTTGCGCTATAGCATCATATTTTCCAAGCTCGGCAATTCTTACGGCTGTATCGGCTGCATCTGTCAAAATAACAAGCGCATATTCTCTACCAGGCTCTAACCAAACAGGCGGCCATGCAATGCGGGTGCTTTGATCTCCAAGGTTAATATCATCAGGCTGTATATGCGCTTCTGCTATCACATCCTGATTAGGGATACCAACAGTGGTTTCCCTAATTTGAGCAACAACTTTTTTATCTCCACGATCTGTAAACCATAAATCTACGCCGCCAATATGCCGCCCTTGCTGCAAAGTGAATGTTTGCGCCAATGGGTCAAACCTACGAAGTACAACCGTTGTTTGCGACTGTTGTACTTCGGTTACTGTAGTTACTCTGCGGCGTTCCTCGGTGGTAACAACTCCACGCGCGGTATAGGTCGAATCTCCATAACTACCTTGATCTCCTATAAATTGCACAAGCTTTGTGCCAACAGGAATATTAGGCGGCACAGAAAATTGACCTGTAATTTTGCCGTCTGCGTCTGCGACTATTGCCATATCAAAATCTCCTATACTTCAATTGGGGTTACTTCCACACCGTCAAACAGCATGGTTTCTAGCTCTTCGCCTGGCTCAAAACCTTCAATTTCAAATTGCTGCGGTACTTCACGCATAAATTCTAAATTACGGGTGCTAGATGATAAAACTTCGCTAGATTCTGATTGCTGAACAGACAACAATACGTTTCTCGTTGTACGAGATTGTACGGTTGTTCTAACACCACCACCGACAATGGTTGTCCTTGTAAGTGGGCTGGTGAAGCGGCTAAACCTACGAGTTATCGGGCTTGACCATGTAGTTTCAATATTTGTCCAACGATCAATAGCTAATTTTAAACGAACCTTGGCAGGAACAGGCGAAAATGCCTGATATGGGTTTACTTTCATATCACCAGTTCTAAGCTCTTGAATCAAAACAGGCTCAAGGTCAAAATCCAGTGTGAAAGCGTCAACCTCTCTTGCGGCTTCTGCAATTTCTGCGGCAATAGGTAGGCTCAACTCACCATCAACAATAGAGGCAGTTTGAGGCTCGCCTTGGTCGCGCATATCATCATCAAAAAATGGGTCAACAAAAATTCCCAATTTTGCAGACGGCTCTTGAGAATTAGCATCATTACGCAATCTTTCTTGAGCAACCAAGCTATACAAATCATGTATTGATTCACGCATAGCTTCAATGTCAGACATTGGGATAGCATGAATAGCACTACTGGTTGTTTTCACTTCGTCCGCTTTCCAAAGCTGCTCAATAAAAGCTATGTCGAGCTGGTCATCAGGTGAACGAGGAACCGAAGGCCGCCAAGGATGCGCCAGACCTTTAACCCTTCTTACTGTGCCTTCTTGGTCAATAGTAATCAGGTCAAAGCGTGGCATCTTCCATTGATAATCAACCAATATTAACGTGCCTTCAACTGCACCAGAAATTTCAAATCCCGTATCATCTAAATTTTCAGGGTCTAATTGTTCACGATAACGATAAGTGACATCATAACTTGAACCTGGTGCTGGCTCATTTCCTGCGGGCGACCAATCAACATCACCAGCAGTTAAACGATAATCTGCATTTATATCAAATGTAGTGCCGCCCTGGGTTACTTCTACGATTTCAAGCACTGATTCATCAGGTAGTGGGTCAGTGCTACCTGTAAAAGCACCATGTGTAATTGTTACACTTCTTTCTGCGGTAATATCAACCCGATCAATAACATGGATAGGGCTATTGTTAGTGTTAAGGCGCATCACACCTTGACCGTCTGGCTGAAATGTGTGCGGTTCTGATTCAATAGTTGCTATATCGGGGTCTTCAGGGAAACGAACACGCAAGCCATAAGATAATTCAATCTCAAACCCGTTTACATGTGCTTTACCCTCGGCAATTACAAAAACTTGTTCGCCATTATCATTTTCAAGAAAACGAACTTTTAAACCAGATACAACATAAGAACCATTAGAATCACGGTCATATCTAGCCAAACCAGCCGTTACAGCATCCGATTGTGGAGGCGGTGATTGAATTATCAAAACGCCATTTTCAACATTATATACAGGGTAAAATTCCCCGTCACCTTCTGGTGTAATGCCTTCAGCTTCAAATCCCCAAGTAAGGGTTACTTGCAAACGTGCTGCACCTGGTTCTTGATAATTTCTTGTGCCAACGGCAGGGTCACGTAAGCCAGGGTCTTCAAGTTCAGTAACCGTAATTTCTTTATAGTAAACACCTATGCGAACACTTGCATTAGTTGGAACGGTAAAGGACGCATCACCAACAGTTCTTACACTTCCGCGCAAATATATTTTGCCTGGTTCAATAGTAGTATCGCCAGTATCAGGATTTACAACGATTGCCGTACCTTCGATTACGTCACCATCAGCAAAAAGAGCATCGCCAACACTGCGTAATTTTTGCAAAGAATTTTCCTGAATTTCGTTTAATTCAGAAGATTGTAGACCACGACCAGCCAAGAACATAGTACGGTCATAGTTCTTAGATGGGCTGAATCTGTTATAATATGTTTGTAATGTCATGGTTTATTTCTCCTAGAATGTAACGACAAAGCTAAAAGTCTCGCGGGTTGCAGCAGTTCTTACTAACGGCACGGTATGCTCAAGAACTAATAAAATTCCTGGGTCTACAACGTCTGCACCTTGAAAATACTCTTGCCCTGCTGGTAACAATTCATCAAGTAAGGTATTAACCATTATTCCAAGTTCTCTAACAATTTCACCTGGGCTATCTTCAAAATCGAAAGTGAAACGCATATGTAAGTTATTGGTGGGTTCGGCAACTGCGGTAAATCGACCTGTAGGAGTGATTAAATCGCCTTGTTCATCAGGCACACAAAACACCACTTCATCTACAACACGCCTTCCTATTTCATTTATTAATGCTTCGGCGGTAATATCTTCAGGTGGAGTATCAACTATATAAGATACGCTTACTGTATCATTTATTCCGATTGCACCAGTTGGAATGCGCGTGATAATTCCTGTTACACTATCAACCGAATAATCCGTTGTAGCTGTATAAGTGGTTTGTTCATCCTGGCTTTTAACAACCACATCTTTGACGTAAGTTTGTGTTAGATCGACCTGGTCATTGGCAAAAGTAAATTCTCCTGCGCGGTCATCTTCCCAATCGCTATTACCATTACCCCAAGCTAGGTGTATTGGTTGTGATTTAATACTTGCGGCCATAGCAGCGCGGCCAGATTGCGTAAGGATAGCCATAATTTATACCTCTTTATTGGTTAGGTTGATTTGATAAAAAAATCCCGCCTGGGAGTACCGCAGGCGGGATTCATTCGCTTAAATTGTTATTGTTAAAGTTACTGCATTTCTTGGGTATGCACCGTTTCTACATGTGTAGGTGTTGCATTCCAAGGTTGGTCTAAATGTTGGTAGCCATGCCAACCTTCCATGAAGGTATAAACACTTTCACAACCTAGTAATTCTCTCAAATTAATAGATGATTCCGTTGCTCCATCACTTCTTGAAACATTAGAATAATGTTCACTATCACCAGTTACACCATTAATAGCCTGATTATTAAACGGCGAAGGATAGCCATTTAACCGTTGTCTATTAGTAATGCGTCCAATGATGTTATCGGTATTACTCCAAGGTTTGTCTTGGTGTTTATGACCGTGCCAACCATCAACACCTAAATAACGACTTTCCTGTGATAAATCCCTAAGTATTATAGGGGATTCATGAGAAGCCACACTATCAATCAAAGCGGTTGCCGTGTATTCACTAAGCGTAATAGCACTATTAATAGTCTGGTCATTAAATGGCAAAGGATGACCATTTAACCATTGTCTATTAGTAATGCGCCCAATGATGTTATCGGTATTACTCCAAGGCTTATCCTGATGTTTATGATTATGCCAACCATCAACACCTAAATAGCTGCTTTCCTGTAATAAATCCCTAAGCATTATCGGGGATTCATGCAAGGTCACACTATCAACCAAAGCGGCTGCCGTATATTCACTAAGCGTAATAGCACAGTGTATTATTTGCTCGGTAAATTGTTCTGATTTTCCAATCAAAAATCTTTGCCAGCTTTCAGCATCAATATGGTTTTCAGCACCACCAACACCAGGATAAACAGGATTACTTGTTATATCCTTTTCAAGTATAGGCCTTGTTGATGTGCCAATAGCACTATCAATTGTAGCTGTAGTAAAATATTCGCTACAACCTTTACTGCTATGAACATGCTGGCCGTCAATTTCAACAAACTTTCCTTTGCGAAATTTCTCAACAATCTTTTTAATAACATTATCGGTGTTATTCCAAGGTCTATCAAGATGTTGGTGGCCATGCCAGCCATCTACACCTCTATAATCCCCATTACCGATTATATTTTTTAATAAAATCGGCTCATTAGCAAAATTTTCACCGCCTCTATCAGCTTTATAAAAAGCCTCAACATGCGAAATGTTACCATAAGCAATTTGATCTATAAAAGGTTCTGGCTTTCCACTTAGGAACCTATCAATAATGTTATCAACAATATTTTTAGTATTATTCCAAGGTCTATCTAAATGCCTGTGGTCATGCCAGCCATTAACACCAAGATAATCACTTTCACCAATAAGCTCTTTTAGTATAATTGGCCGTGATGATGGTACACTATGTTTTCTGTCTGATAAACGAGGCCAAATAATATGCTCATCATACCTGGATATAAATTCATGATGTTTACCGCCTGTAATAATCTGATCGTTAAGTACCTCGCTATTTCCTTTGTTATGGTACGTTTTAAAGCGTTCATTCAAAGGTACTGGTATTAATCGCCATACATTTTCAGATAGCTTTGCTTCTCCATCGTCAAGGGTAAATGTTTGTCCTGTTTCTTCAATCTTGTTAACAGGAAAGCAAGAATTTATATCACCTAACACCCAATTATCAGATAGTACAACTTGCGCTTTTGCAAATAACAAATGTGGTTCAATTTCACCATAAGGAGAAAAAACACCTATTTCATTACCTGCACTATAAATACGCCCATAACCGCCTCTGTGGTTTATGACATGTGGGCTGCTTACATCAAGCAATACTTGATCTAACCTATACACGTCCAATAAAACAGCATTAGCATGTAAGTTATGGTCATGCGCGTGTATTAACTTAGCAGCAGGAACAAGAGCATCAAAACTATTGCTTCTACCAAATGATAAAATGGGGCCGTCTTCAGTTAGTCTATTTCCTGAATAATCAGAAAGAAATGCCCCCCAATCACTATCATCAAGTATAAATCGCCTTATATCATAAGCGTCATTATACATTCGTGTTAGCCGTGTCCGAATTGGCGAGGATAAACGCGCTAATTCGATAACAGCATCAATAAATAAATCGTTTGGAACATCACCAGATATGCCAACTTGAAATTCTGCAAAATGCTCACCAGGTACTTCTTCTTCAACATATATTCCTTCAAGATTCGCCCATGATAAGGCAATTCTCAAAGATTCTGGTGTGCCGCGTATTCTTTGCCACTTTACGCCTTCGCGTATTGCTTTGCGTGGGTCAGGAAGCCAACGCAAAACTTCACCAAGCCCATACTCCCAAATCAACCAGGATAAAAATTGATCGGGAGGTTCACCAAGCTTAAAACCTTTGATTAATTCTACATCTGTTTGGTAATTGATCGCTTCCACCAAATGCTTTTCTTCTTTCGTAGCATTGGGGGGAAGTATATTAATCATCGATCTCTACCAGCTAAATTTATGGTTAAACTATTTAAAGCAACACAAGCGTTTTCATCCGCTATAATGTTTTCGATCGGAGAAGAAAGCTCAACCCTTTGCACACCATCTAAAAATAAATGTGCAACTATCCATGACCTTGTTAAATCCCAACCTAAGCCTCTTGTTTCGTCCAAATCTTTTATAAAAGATTGCCTGATTGTTTCTATGATATCCTCTTGTGTATTGGGATAAATATAAACATCCGCTACCACATCTACAGGCAAAATATCACAAGCGACAACCTCAACCGTATCAGTTAAAACCCTGATATCATCAGAGGTTACTATATTAGTTACATTCTCTAATACTTCCGCAGAGGGTAGACCGTTACCTTCTGTAGAAAGAACAGCAACCCGTACCCTTCCAAGTTCGGGAGAATCAGCCCGTGCATCTCTTACCCTTATATCCGCAGATAATGCATGAAAGCGGTAATGTGCGCTGCTTCCCGCTGTTGACCATCCTATAATCCTCTCCTGAATACGGCGGCGTAGTGCTTCGTCAGTTTCAAATACTAAACGCTCAACACCATAAAAAGCAGCCAAATGTTCAAGATCATTATTTTTAGCAAAAGCCAATAAATTAGCTCTGGCCGCATCATTGACCCTTTGCCTTATCAATAATTCTCTCCATGCTGCAACTTCCATTACTTTCATTGCAGGGTCGCTTTCAAGAAGATTTGTAAATTCAGGGTCACGCGCTACCAAATCGTCCTTCATACGCATTAAGATTTCTTCATAATCAAGCGTTTCAATAATATCAGGAGTATCTAAAGACGATATATCATTAATAATCATAGTATTATCCCATCAAGTCTTATTGGTTTTCCATTAGGCAAATAAATACCCCTAAGCAACAAGCTTACCTTTCCATTGTCTGTAATGGATTCTATTTGTACTTGCTCCAACTTAAACCGATGCTCCCATTTTTGTAGGGCTTCAGCCGTTGCCGCATATAGCTCAATTGCAAAGTCTTCAGTAGTTGGATTATCAACCAACTCAAATAATCTTGAACCATATTCACGCCGCATAACACGGCTACCTATGGGCGTTGTCAATATATCGAC